TCAGGACCAGTCTTTTACGAAATTCCCCTGCTTATCAGTAAATGAACCCACAATAATCATGATGAAATCAATAAGCGTACCTATGCCAAAGAGGCCAAGCGTAAGCAACCAGAGAATACCGGTTCCAACCTTACCGACATAAAATCTATGAATTCCCAAAACTCCAAGAAACAAACACAGCAACAATGCGGGAAGTCTTTTTTTTCCAGATGATTCTGCCATTTAATAATCTCCTTTTTTTCGGCTTTTTATCATAATACACCATTTCAGGATTTTGTCTATTTTTTTCAGACGTGTTGGCGGCGTTCATTTGATTGCAACTCATCACGCTCGCATTGTTGACGTTTGCCGTTCGTATCTGCAACAACTGGAATACCGCGTGAATCTATCGCCCGAACGGTATTCAACAGAGACCCAGGCCTTGGCCACATTGCAGAGAGCGTGCCAGTCGCTTTTCCTGTCGTATAGGTTTTGCCTGCACTTAGGTTGTTCCGCTCCCTTCAGTGGCAGTGTTCCATCAATAAAAATACGTAGCCTCTATTCACTAGAGTTCCCGTATTCCTCAGTACCGTGACCCTTTGACAATACACGTACAACGTAGAGTCCGTCGGTACGACTCCGCCGGTGTCGTCAAGCAGAAGGAGCTTTGCCTCCTCTTTCCGGTATTCGCCCACGAATTCACGGAGAGTCATTCCCTCCTTTGAATTCGAAAGTTCAGAGAGTTGCTGTGAGGGAAGGCGCACCTGCCTCGCTAGCGTCTCAAAACATAGATCGAGATTGCGATGCAGTGTATCACTTGATCTGAGCGACGAAGAGATCTCTGCCAGCTTTTTCCCCGCATTGCTTTTCGTTCAGAGGACGCATGTATTTGAGTCGTTCGGCCTGTTCGCTGATTCACAGAAAACAATCGGGATGACGCATGCCAAAAGAGGAAGGAGAATCACGTTGAAAACGATATTGATGCACTCGACTCCGCCGACAGAGAAAATCGGATCGACGAACCAGACAATATAAACAAGAAAGTCGATCGCTATGAAGCCGGTGGTTGCCAGCCGGGTCTTCCGTTTTGATTTCCCTGTACTGACAAGAATCTTTTCGGCCTTTATGAGCAGAATGGAAAAAACCCGAGCCCCGTGATGATGAAATAAAAAAGGCCGGTTCGGAAGAACCGGCCTTCAATGGAGATGGGGGGAATTGCCTTCCTGTCGCCGACCTCCTGTCGGCTCCTTCCAGGCCGCCTTCGGCACTATTTGGCCTCCTGACCAAATAGACGCGCCTCCGGTTCAATCGCTCGAAGCTACGCTGCGAATCCCCCGGAAAATCAAAAAGGCCACCCTGTCGGGTGACCTTTTTGATTTTGGAGATGGGGGGAATTGAACCCTGCACACCACTAGATATGGTGTATACTGTTTTTCCGTGTTTATCCATATTTTGTATATATTTATTACGTTTTTCAGCGTTTTCTCCAACAAATAACGGCGCTATATATGTGGTATATAGACTTAATAAAACCAGAACAAGGCTACACTTTTGGCGACACTCACGGTATACTATTCACTGAACGCCGGGAGGTGTCCAGTATGTCGATGATTCTCATAACCAGTAATTCCCGCGAATATCTCGCCGCCCTCAACAAGATCCCCGGAGCCATGCAAGCGGTGACGGCCGCGACGCTCACGGATACGGCCCGCGCGGTGACCGTGCGAAGCCAGCGCAACGTCGAAAAATCGATGATTGTCAGGACGAAATTCACGACTAACTCGATTGTGACCTATAAGGCGAGCGGATCAAAGCCGATAGGAAGCCAGAACGCGATTTCCGGCACGAAGTCCGAATATCTACCCATACAGGACGCGGGAGGCATCATCCACGCGCAGAAAAGCGTCATCGCGATACCGACAAACAAGGTGCGCGGCAAGGATCGCAAGCGGCGCGTACCGGGTAAATATCGAATCGACAGCATGGCCGGGAAAGCGTTCGTACTACGCCCTACCACGAAGGATCAGGGAGACGAGGCGAATTGGGGAAAGAAAAAAACGAGCGACCGACGACAGCGATACAGGCGGCGCGAGACTTTCGGAAGGAAACGCGGCGGGAAGATGGTTGCCTATCGCCTTTCGCGCCCTGCCCTTTTCTACCGCGACGGAAAGAAACTAGTAAAGGTACGCGACCTGTCAAAGCGTAGCGTGCGCGTAAAGGGCACCAAGTGGCACACGGACGCGGTGAAGCTGTACGGAAATTATGAGTATATGAGCCGGTTTTTTCAGCAGAACGCCGCGAAGTACCTCGACCTCGAAATAAAAGGAGCCAGCCCCGTGAAGGGCGGCTGGATAAAGTTTCAATAGGGTCAGAATAGGCTCATAGCTGCATATCCTGTCTCGTCAATGTTATAGTTTGCCGTCAAAACTTCGATCTTGTCGACCGTCCGTTTCGAGTTCGCGGACATCGGCTTTGCCATGCGTATTTCCAGTTGTGACCACCCTAATCGATCGGTGAATTCCGTTAGCACTTCATGGCGAAACGAGGACAAAAGGAATTTTCCTTCAATTTTCGATACCGTATCAAGTAACTGCCGGAAATCATCCGCCGAGTAACCGTCGTAATGCCCCTGATCGGTGTCCGGGTACGGCGGATCGAGATAAAAAAAAGCGTCGGAACAATCACGACTTCTGATAATCCGTAAGGCGTCGCCACATTCGATCTGGACATTTTGAAGCCGTATAGCAAGCTCCTCGCTAAACGCGTCACGCTTCCCGGTGATTTTCTGCGTTGTCTGGCCTGACGAGTCGTATCCCCACCCACCGTCAAACATGGCCCCGTAGCTTTCATTTGCGAGCATCCACACCGCACAAGCACGCTTGATACGATCGAACATTTCCGGGTGCTCATAGATGACTTGGGCATGTTGGTGCATTTTTCGGCTATGCAGACTAATGCTCACCTCTTGAGCGAGTGCCACGAAATCGCGCTGGATTACGTCGTAAAAATTGACAATTTCGCTATTGATATCGTTAATTATCTCAACCGGAGAAGGTTTCTTTGCGAAAAATACCGCCGCACCTCCGATAAATGGCTCACAATACAACCGATGAGGCGGTATCATCTTCAGGATAGTATCGGCAAGTTGCTGCTTGCCGCCGTAGTAGGTCAATGGTGTTTTCATAGGATAATCCTTATTTTGAACTAAACCCGAAGACAAAAATATCCGATCCCTTTAAATGCTCTCGCGAGAGTATGGGCGGAAGCAGATTATTCTGTAAGTGTGCAAGCACTTGTCGGGGAGTTAGCGCTCCCCGGTTTCTGTCCTTTTTTATAGACCAACGGTCTATTTTTTCTTTGTGCCTTCGTAAATCGTGATACCGGCTTCCGTGTCGATAACGTACTGCGTGATTTTGAGCCAGTATGCTGTCGGCATCATCACCGTTTTACCGTCCGGCGAGGTAGTAACCTGACCAGTCGGATCGGGGAACACGGGCCAGTCAATGACTACCGGCGGCGCGCTCGGCTCCGGCTTTGGAGATGTCTGACAGGACGCCAATACTATTAGCGACGCGATCAGCGTCGCTACCGTCAGCAATTTTTTCCGTTCGATCTTTCTGGACACGCTGTGCCTCCTGTAAAGTTGCGATATTTGCCGTGAGATCCTTGTTGACCCCGGCATAATACGCCGCCGTTTTTTTCGCATCGGCGAGAGCGGACGATTTCGCGCGGTTAATCATCACCAACAGGGCGACGATTAACGCGAGAGATACAATGACGATAATCAATACTTGCATCATGGGTATAACCTCCCCGAAATCACATATTCACCCTTCCCGTCACACTGTGCCTGTAGCTGATACTGATATACGCGATCATTGAAGGTGTCGGCGGTAAGATGTTCCTCCGCGATAATCGTGCCGTCGGCGGCGATGAGATAAAGCGCGTATCGCTCATAATCTGTAACGATGTGTACCGGCGCGGGAGGTGGCGGAGTTTTATCGACGTAAAGAGTCCCGGACTTTTCTTTCGCAGTCTCGCGCAATGAATCGCGCTTTGTCGATAAATCACTTCGCGGTATGTCGGTAAAATCTGCGATATGAGCTAACGATGCATCGACTATCGAGGCGCTCGCTTTTGGTGCGCTTGATATATCGGGAACGTCGCCGTAAATTATGCGCCACTGGTCATCCGTGTGTGCGTCGTTATACCCGGCGACCATCTGGTCGATATAATCGCTTGAATCGATCGCGCGCGACGATATGGACGTTTCATAGACGATTTTCCACGCGGAATTCACGACGTGTACATTCGGCTTTTCAGTTACGGTGACGGTTGTTGTGGTGCCGTCTTTCCCGTTAGAACCGTTAGTCCCGTCCTTGCCGTCGGCTCCGTCTTTACCGTTGACCGGGCTTGAGCAGGACGCGAATAAAACGAGCGCGAGAATGAGCAGAATAATTTTACGCATTGGCTGACGCCTCGCTTGTGGTTTCTGTGCTCGCGGTATCATCGGTCGTTGCCGTCTTCGGCGTCACGGCGTCCCACGAGAAGGGGTCTTCGGTTGAATCGTATACCGTCCAGCCGAGATGTTTTCCGCGACACTGACATTCAAGGTCAAACTGATAATAGCGGTCGCGATATTTCTGCTCGTCGGTGTACGACTCGATGCCTTCAACCTTATGCGTAGACAGGTTGTAAATCGCGAGATTGTGCGTGATTTTTGTTGCCATAAAAACTCCTTATATTTCCTATATCCGTATTTTCAGCGCCGACTAGGCGTTATAGATGCCAGCCCATGTATAAACGTACTGACCATAGGTACGGGGGTCGGTAGTTTTGCCGGTGCGAGGGGAACCGTTGGAACCGTCGGTTGTAGGCGATCCGGTAAGAATAGGCGGGTTATAGTAAAAATGACCTCCACCGATTGAGACATCAGCACCTCCTGTACCACCCGATGTAGTTAGAGGGCCAAGGGTGGTATTTGAACCATGCATATGTCCCTGCCCTCTATCCATCTTCCGCCATCCGCCGATGACCTCGCCGTCAACGTCTCCTGCGGCGACTCCGACGAATCCGGAAATCTTAAGAAGTCGCGCGGTGATCGCGCTTCCGGCGACGCGATAGGTGTAAATACACGCGGTCTGCGAACCTGACGCGGGAGTGCCGGAGACGGTTATCTGACGACTTACGACGGTTACGCTTGAAATCGCGTAATCCGTTCCGCCGACGTTAATACAACGCTGTGTCGTCGATGTCGAATAATCAGCGGTGAAGTTTGCGGGCTGTGACTGATTAAGATATCCGGCCGCGAGCGCTTCGGCCTGTAAAAGATTTATCAGCTTGTTTCCTGCTGCGGTATCAGGAATAGTCACAACCGAACCGGACACCGTTACCGCGAAATCTGTCGTACCGAGAATGTTTGTTTTTACCGCACGAAGCGCCGGAACGAGTAGCGGGTAATTGGTCAGCGAGATATCGATATTCACATTGCGAGGAACGGCGGGGAAAAACTCGGCAGCAGTCTTCTCGAACTCCATATACAATGTCTCGCCGACGACATGTGACAGCCCGACGATAGCCTTGTGGAGCTGGTTTTGCTTCGTGCCGTCGAGCGTGAGGCCGAGACCTTCGATAGGGGAGATTATTTCCTCCTGATGGTTGTCCCAGTCCTCTTTACCCCAAGTAGACCCGGTCGTTCCGGTCGTCGTGTTACGATCTACCGGGTGTCCTGACACGGAATTTTTTGCGGTTGTTCTTTTCATTTTCTCTCCCTGTCCGTCATCGCGACGGTCAAATAAAACCGGTTAGTCCGGTATGTATCCTGATTCAATCATTCCCGAGAGTCCGACGCCTGACTCGGCTGTCGCGGTCGCGCCGAGAACGATGATTGACGAACATGGCACGAGGTGAGCGGCGGCGTAGCGCTCAAGAATTGCCGCGAGTCGCTTCACCTGCTCGTCATTGTCGAGCGTTCCCGCTACATCGTAGTACGTCGGCGAGTAGTCGCCTTCAACACCGCCTGACCGCATAACCCCGGATTCTGCAACGCCCGATTCCGCTGTCGCCGATACTTCCGACACCGTGATTCCGGGAAATTCTTTATTGACCTGTTCCTGTAGCTGGTATAGAGTCATACCGCCAATGGCAAGGCGCTGCGCTTCAAGCCTGATGCGTTGGTCGGCGATTGGTAACGTCGGATTGTATTTCTGGCCAAGAGCTTCGTGCCACTCGGGTAGCGTATACGTCGCGGTTCCGGGATTAGCTTCAAGAGGTATCTGACGGATTAGTTCTCGTATCGTTTCGAGTTGATCGGCGAGCACTGAAATAAGAACGTCGTCAAGAATTGGCGCTATTGCTTTCCCGCGCTGAAAGGCGAGCTGTAACGATTTGAGCATCACCCCCATATAATCCCTCCGGGTGCGGCGATCTCCCCGACAGGGAGAGCGTAGCTCGGCGTTCCTGCGCCTATTCCGGAAACGGTGAGCGATATAGCCGTTGCAATCGCACCGTTAGCGATAACAATTGCCCATACGCCACCGGCGGAAACGGTCTCGGTAGAATTCACTTCGTCGCTGTACTGCTTCGGATAGGCGGCGTAAATATATTTATTAAAAGCCGAGAGAATGTTCGCTTTCGTCGTATCGTCATTCGGAGATAGTCCAGTAATAGAAGCCGATATGGTGCGTTCGGTCGTCGGCTTCACATAAACCGTAGCGCACAACGGACGGCGAATAGGATCTTGCAGATATGTTTCGGTTTCCGTAATTTTTGCCGTGTTCGGCACGCGAGCGGTTCCGGTGGTGTCCGCAAGCGGATACACATACACGTCGGTATCGCTTCTTTTTACATAAGCGGTTACAATTCCAGAAACTTCGCACGCCCATCGAATATAGTCGCCGATAGCACCACCCTGCGGGGCTGTCTGCATACGCGCCCAGATTCGAGCGCGCCAATCGTCGATAGCTTCCTGATCTTCACCCTCGACCGAAATATCGGTGACGGTCATTGAGGTAACGCCGAGCAATGGAGACGGGAACGATAGCTCGCTTCCGATTTCGATATTCCCGCCGATACCAGCGGTCAGGCACTCTATTTCAACAGTCGCGCCGTCTCCGGTAATTGTCGCGGCTTTTCTGGCAGAGAATACGAGTCCGTTAAAAGTTGCGAGCGTTCCGGCGACTAAAACCGTGCCGCTCGTTCCGGCTACCGTCGTAGTCAATATCGCGGTGGTAGCGCTCTTGCGCGGGAGGCCGTACCAGTCGGCGAGGTACTGCAAATACTCGTCATCCATGAGCTGTATGAAAATCTGTTTCATGGCCCACACAATGAGCCAATGGAGAAGCCAAAGCGGGCCGGAAACTGACTTCGCGATGATTCGCACTAGGGCGCGTTTCATGAGCGGAACTTTCGTGCCGAGTTCATTTTCGTATTTGGTGATTATTTGCGTTTCAATCGTTGATCGTGCGGGCGGTGTGTACATTAAGCGGCCTCCTCTGTTTCGCGCCATGAGATTGCAAATCGATAAGTGGTAGAATCCTGTTTCCCCGGCTCCTTGATCTCGATGAGAATCGCGAGAAATTCCGGTTTTTGAATTTCGGTCGTTACGGTGATTGATTCTGCGATACCATCATCCTTGAGCCATTCAAGGGCGTCGATACAGGAATCGCGGATGTCGTTCGCAACGTCCTGCGTGAGTGTCACGTCTTCGTACTCATATAGGTTTGAACCGGCGTCAGGATCGGCCCACCATCCAAGATCCGTAAAAAGTGAAAGGTATACGGCAGTCCAAAGACCGGCGTCCATTTTCGGCTGACCGTTTACCCATGTGATACCGTCATGATCTATGCGAATGTCGCCGTAATATACGTTCAACTTTTCACTCCTTGAGAAGAGCCGAAATATCGGCGTCTGTTTGTGCGAGGGACGTCAAGAGAGTCGCGGCGGCGGCGGCAATTTGCGGCGCGGTTGTCGCGCTACTCGATGTTGTCGCGAACGTCTTCAACGCCTGATTCTGCGCATCAAGAACTCCCTTGAGAGACTTTGAGGTATTCTTGAACTTAATAAGACCATCGTTACCAGCACAGATTTCAGCCTTTACGGTTTTTCCGTCGGCGGTTGTAGAAAATATCTCGGTTTCTCCTTCGTTTACCGATACGTCCACGCTGTAATTTTTCGATGCTATGGCGATCATGAGCCGCCTACCGAATCCGACGGGGATCTGGATAATGCGCGCGCCTTTTGGTGGTCGAGAAACGAGCCCTGATTGCTGATAAAGCTCCGTCGTTGTTACAGCGCCGCCGAGACCGACACCTTTAACAACTATCGATTTTCCCGGCGATGATCCTTTCTTCGTGTTGCTGGTCGAATCAACTTCGCAAAGTTCAGCCATTACCATAGGTCGACCTTCTTTTGTTTTTTCTTCGTAAGTTTCGTCGAGTAGACTTCAGGAGGAACGAGACGATGCGAGACCGTCTTCCCGTTTTTCGCATCGAGCTTGAGAGTGAGTCCGGCGATGATATATTTCGCGCGTTTGTTAAGATACGCATGAGGCGATAAAAGCGTGACGGCCTGACGCTCTGCCCAGAGCTTCCCGTCGGGGCGGCGCCATCCGTCATAGTCGACCGTTATCGAAAGTGCCGACGCAATCGCTTCGCTCATAATTCGGCTTGCGGTGTTTTCGGTATCGCTTCCGTCGATCTCCTCTCCAGCCTTACAGAACGGGCGATATTTCGCGATATACGGATCTTTCGCGGTTCCGTATATTTCCGGGTATCCAGCGAACTGACCGGCAACCTGATAAACGGAAAAACGCTTCGACCCGTCAAACTTCGTGTGAATGTTCGTTATTATGCTATCGCCTTCCGTGAGGTCGGCAACTATTGGCCTGTCTACAAGGTCGTCGCCGAAGGTGATTACCATGCGGCCGTCATAGGCAGAGTTCAACAGAAGGTTGTGCGGCGCGGCGATCTTGTGAAGAAAATCAAAGGCGCTCTCACCATAAGCGGCACGAGCTTCGGAAATTACACGGGATGCGTAAAGTAAATCATCGTCGCGAATCGTCACGCCGAGCGGCTTTGCCTGCTGGTTTGCTATGTCATGAAAGGTGAGTCCTTCCGCCTGACTTGCCGTATCGACAGCGGCTGAACAGTCGCAAAGAATCCCGGTTTTCGATCTACCTTGCAGAATGAGTGTGTTGTCGCGAGGCGTCGAATCAAACTCTGGTGCGTCAAGCGTCCCGGTGAGGTAAAGGTCGTCACCGATAAAAATCTGAACTGACTGGTATTTGTATGGCTCGATTGACGCGACAAGATCGGCGATTGTTGGATCATACGGGCACGAAACGGAAAAGGCGTCGGCAAGCGCATCGATAGCCATTTCAATCGTTACGCCTTCCCACCCGGTAAACTCTTTACCATTGGTGACAAGGGTTACTTCGTCGGAGTTACGCATAATAGCGCACCTCCGTATTCATCGGGACTACGAGAAGCATGTCGCCGCCCCATCCATTGAAGTCGGCTATATCCGGGAAGTCGTCAGGGTTTCCCGTGAGCTTGTACGCAAGTTCAAGCGGGAAATACTCGCGGTCTGTGGTCATTGACATAACCGTCGGTAATGAGAACGCAACGTTCGTAAGATAGTCCGACGTATTTGCGCGGAGTTCTTCGAGCGCTGTAACGACATCCGGGTCGGGCATGTAATACTTGTCGAACGCGTCGGAAATTGTCCCTAGCGAAGCGTCAAGATTATCACGGACGGCAATAGCCTCGTCGCGGGTTGTTATGTCGCCAACCGTTACGGATTCGCAAGACGCAATAGCCGCCCCGGCGATATTAGTAATAATAGTTGCAAGGGCGGAATCGGAAAGGCCAGAAAGAGACGCTATATTATCCCCTATAATACTGATATATCCGTCCACCTTTGCCTTTATCCCTGAAACCATGCGAGCAGGAGTACGCGAAAGACCCACAAGAGACTGCGCGAGCGCGGCGGGATCTTCGAGCAGGTCGTCTATTCCGTTTTCAATGTCACGACATGCCGACTCGAAATCTGTACGAACTGCGTCAACCGCACCGGTAATCCCTTGCAAAGTCGTTCGATATTGCTTGACTGCTTTTTGAACGGACTTTTTTTCCTGTGCGAGTTTCTGCGCGGTATTCGACGCCATGTTCTTGCCGGTAGAGACGGTGGTAGCGGCGGTGTCGGCGGCTGACTGGATCGCGGCGGCGGTATTCGTGACCGAAGAGGTCTTTCTGTCTTCGGCGGCGATGAAGTCAATCTCGAATACCGCCATGCGAACATTCTCGACAAAGTCCTCTTTCTGATGGGCTTTTACCGGTAATACCTTGAGGTTTCCCCATCTCGGATGTTTGAGGGTTCCGGCTCCCGGCTCGCGGAGCGCGGCGAAGAACGCATCGGCGGTCAGGTCGTAATCAGCTCCGTAAAAATAGAGCGTATGAGGATAGTCCTGATTCCCGTTTCCATTGTCCTGCACGTTCGCTATGTCGCTTCCGACGATTTCATGAACGGCGGATTTCTTTTCGGTGGAACGTTCAAGCGTGTCCCACTTCGGCTTAAACTCTTTTTTTGAGACAGGGGAGATATAGGTCATTTCCTTAAGACGGTCGAAAAAACTCATCGAGCGCCTCCGACCATTTGCCGACCCATGTTAAGGGTAATTCCGGGAGCCGAACCGAATTGACGGGTTGTGGTACCGGCGGGGAGGCTATTGAAATTCACGTCAAGCTGCGAGCGGTTCGTCGTGGTCGTGTTCGAGGAAACGGGCGTTTGGCTCTTGCCATCGTTCCAGACTCCCGCATAGTCGAAAGTTCCGGCTCTTCCGGTGAGCGTCATATTCATTTTGTCCTGAAAGCCTTTCATACCTTTCGCGGCTTCTCCAAACTTTCCGCCGATCAGAGGTATTTTTGAATAGAGCGTAAGAAGCGACTGTATAGCCGACATGACAAGATTAACGGGGGTCAAAATCCATTTGAGAAACGATTGACCGACATTTGCGAGAACAGGGCCGACCGTCTTCCAGTGGATAACCATGAGGGTGATGATTCCTACCAGCGCCGCTATTGCTATGCAAACAAGGCCGACAGGATTCGCCGCGAGAACTAGATTGAACGCCTCGGCAACCGTTGCGGCTCCGCCCTGTACGGCGGCAAGCGCAAAAGTGACGGTCTTGACGGCACCAATTATCGCGGGCAATGCGGCCATCGTTATCGTCAGGGTTTTGTATGCGGCTATACCTGCGAGCGTGGAAGGGATGAGCCCGCTATTCCACGCGCCGACGAGAATCGTTGCGGCTCCACTTATAAGCGCGATAGACTGGTCAATGCGGAGGTCTATCAATTCGCGATTGGTGTTTACCCAGTTTGAAAAACCTGTGACGATCGGCGCGAGTTTTGCCGCTATTGGAGCAAGCGCAGAATTGAGAACTCCCATACCGGACGCCTTTATTTTTTTCAGCGCGTCATCAAGTTCAGATGCAGCGGCGACTTCCTCGTCAGTCATGACGGCTCCAGCCGCGCGAGCCTTTGCGCGCGACGCGGCGAGGTCGTCGAACATAGGTATGAGGTCTGCGCCGGTTTTCCCAAAAGCCGCCGTTGCGATAACGGCCTTTTTTTGCGCGTTCGTTTCTTTCGATATGGCTCCGGCGAGAATCGAGAAAGCCTCGTCGTTCGATTTTGCGTGATGCAGTTGAATCGCGAGAGATGGATTGATTTTAGCGAGGGTTGTGTAAAGCGAGCCCTCTTTCATGTTCATCTCGCCAAGCGTTTTTGATAGCTTTTTTGCAGACGCGGCAAACTTCTCCTGATCTACGTCGGCCATATTCGCGGCATAGGAAAGTTCCTGATACGCCTCGGCGGATAGTCCAACGATACCGGCATTGCGAGCTATATCGTCGCCGCGCCCGGCGAAATCAGATACAGTTTTTGCAACCGCGCCTGTCGCCAAAGTTCCTATAGCGAAGCTAACAGCACTCTTGAGCTTTGCGAATCCTTTAGTCATCCCGTCGGTTGCGCTTCCGACATTACGGCTCATGGTCTTTGACGGGCCAGACAGCTTGTCGACGGCGGAGAAAATAGTTTGTAGATTCAGTTTGTTCGCCACAGCTTTTTCTCCTCCTCGCACATATAGTCGTGACCTTCATGCCAGAAACGAAGCCGATGGAACGGCATCGATATCATTTCCGTTTCTGTAAACCCAAAACGCCCAGCGACAGCCCATGTCATTTTGTGGATATCGTCAGGGTTTATCCGTAAAAAAAACCGAGTTCCGTCAGCACCGAAGAAAGCGCACCGACATCGCGCCGCTTGAACCTGTCAACGACGTTCGTTGAGATATTGGCGATCTTTACGAGCGTGCGAAGCGTCATGGTGGTCTGATCTCCGATATTGATCTCGTCGAGGCCACGATCCGCGACGACCCCTTTTCTGATGTATTCGAGGTCTCCACCGGTCGCCTCATGGAACTTCACGACCTTAAGCATGTCGCCGTTTTTGAGTTCGACCGGACACTTGAGCGTGTATTCGATGGACTCACTCGCTTTATCAAACGCGAGAAGTCCTTCGGATATTGGATCGAAAAGTGCGGAGTCTTTCTCGGGAGCGGCGTCAATTCCGAACGCGTTGTATATTTCGCCGATTACCTTGAGGGTCGCGTCATCTTTTTCGTTTGGAGCTTCGGTCATATCTGCTCCAGCTTTTCGCCACGGAAGGCAAGCGAAGCCTGACCGGTGTCGCTCTTGTATTTGAGTTCGCCCTGAATGGCCATAGACGGGCCAGACCACGTCGATCCGTCGGCGAGATCAATGGTGAGCGGCTTATCGTCGCCGTTGTTTTTTGCAGTAGAAAGGTATTCGAGATCGCCCTTGTCGTTTTTAATGACGAGTTCAAGTCCGTCGATTGCGCCGAGAACCGCTTTTCCGGTACCGACCATTTCGCCATTACCGGACGGCTTATAGTCGCCGTCATATCCGCTCGGAGTTATCTCGATGGCACACTCGGGTGCTACGGTAAAGTGCCGCGCGCCCCAAGAAAAATCGCGGATGTCTCCGCCTCGTATTTTGCTCATACTGTTCCCCTGTACGTCTCACGACGTTCAAAGTTCCCGCCCATACGGGCGGGTTATTTTCCTTACGCGGCCTGTGCAGGAGCGTAGAAGCTCCACTGGATCTTTCCGGCGATGATGCGAAGACCAGCCGAGAACACGTCAGGAATAAAGAGGTTGATACGACCGGGATTCCCCGAGTCGATTTCCGTCTTGATACCCTTGACGACTTCGTCGCGGTTTTTCGTCAAGCCGTATTTAACCCAGAGCTGGTCGATGAGCTGGATCGCGAACGTTTTTACGATCTTCGGGCTTATCGCGTAGCTGACTTCGGACTTTGATCCGTCGTCTTCGGTAAGCGAATCAATGAACGGATCGGCGTTGTAGAGCGCGTTCAGGCTATAAAGCTTGAACTGCCAGTTTCCCAGCCAGCAAGTAAAACGGTAGAGTTCGTCAACCGCTCCGGCGGCGTTCGTTTTGTAGGTCGTGACGAAGTCCTGCATCTTGACGGTTCCGTCCGCATTGGCGCGCGTGGTAGATCCACCCGCCTTGACGACGGTATCCTCCTCGGTTCCGTTCCATGCAACGGCCTGACCGGCACGTACTCCGACAAGAGTGCGACCACGCATCGGAGTGCCCGGCGCTACTTCCTGACGCGACGCATAAAGCGCGGCGGCAGACGCGGCTATTTCATACGAAGGCGTCGGCGAATCTTCTACGGGAACCCAGCTAACGAACTTCGAGTTCCGAGCGGAAACGGCGGTAATGAAATCAGCCTTTGATCCGGTAAAACCAACACACCCCATAAAGGGGAGGTTTACCGTAGCGGGATTTGACCGATTTGCACCGGCCAATTCGAGGTCCGCGATGCCGGTCGAATCGGCGTAAGGGTTCGCGATGGCGGTGAACCAGATACCGCCGAGGCTTGCGAGTGCAGCCGTCGGGTCGGGCGATCCGGTGCCGCTCGCCATCTGCGTGATGGTCTCCGTGAGCCCTGCGGGTTCATCGGCAAGGTCGCCTGTGTCAAGATCCTTCTGGATGCGGATTCCGTTTCCGAGCGTTCCTTTCCATTTCGCGGCGAGGGTCGCAGTCCCGGCGGACACGGTTACGGCTACGGGAAAATCGAGGGCGGCATCGACGAGCGTCTTGATACGAGCCGCGATGATAGCCGGGGTGTCGCCAACGGAGCAGGGAATCGAAACTTTCTTACCGCCGATGAAACGGTGCATCGTTCCGGCCTTCGTGATCGCGTCGCCCGAGAGAGCGATCGAACCGGTCGCGGCTTCTGAATTTTCAGCGTCGGCGATCGGGACGATATAGAGCTTTGTGGTCGGTGCCTGCGATGCCGCAAAAATCGCCATACGGTGAAGCATGGAACCGCGACCGGCGCGGGAAGCAACGTCTTCGGAACCGTCAACGAGCTGCGGAACGTTCGGAGTCGGCGAAAATCCAGAGTTGAACTGACCGAGAAGCACGGCAATGTGCTCGATTACGAGCGAGCCGAGAGAGCTTCGTATTCCCTTCTGCTCGAAAAACGTACCGGACGCGGCGCGGGTCGGCGATACAGAATCAAAATCAATGGACATTGATTGTCCTCCTAATCAAAATTGATAAAGTGCGGCGAGATCGCCGACCTTCGCAGAAATCGAATCGAGCTTGACCAGCGTTAGATCAAGAGGCTCGTATCCATAGGAAATCTCGAACGACCATTCGCCGACAAGAATCTCCTGATTGAGCTTGTCGTCGTCGAACTTGACGCGTTGCCATGCGGGGGCGCTCATCTTTCCGATAGTCCCGACGGGTAGACCGAGATCGGGATCGTCGTTGTCCAGGAGAGATTTTTTAATCTGCTCCTTAAGAATGAGAAGGCGCGAAGTCGCTACTGCGTCATCCTCGTCGATAACCGGGACAAGGCAAAGCGCGGAATACTTCGCGACGTAATCGGAGTTTTTTCCATCGTCAGACTCTTGCGTGATATTCACAAGCGGAGCGGTGAGACGTTGCCACGGAGACGTTTTATCACGCTCGACGTTGTAGTTGTACGCGGCATTGATATGCACGTCAGCGTCGCGATGGAACTTTACTTTTGCGACGAGTCCATCAAGTATGAGGTCATCAACTGACTTCGCGAGTTCACTCATGCTGATAGACCTCCACCCTTAAGTACCGCTGTAGCGACTCCGTTCATGTAATCGATCGGACACTCGACAAGTCGGTAAGGAACGCTGTTGATTGACGCCTTCCAACCTTTATATTTCAGTACATCGGGGTCGGTAATTCCTTTTTCTGAAAGCGCAAGGATCGAAATTGATACGGCAACTTCCTCGCCGACGATGGCAAATGTACCGTCGATATCTCGCACCGCGCCGCGTCTGATGAAGCGGCACGGTATATCCGGATAAGGGACACCGTCAGGGCTGGTAAGCGTCGCGCGCTCGCCATCCATGTCGAGTATGTCCCGGTTATCAGAACGCGAGAGATCGGCGAGTGACATTTACTTTGCGCCCTTGATAAGAGCGTCAATTTCCTTGTCGCTCTTGCTGTCGAGTTCGTCGGCGGTTTTTGCGAGACCGAGCTTGATCGCCGTCTTGACGAGCTTTGCGCGGTCGAGAGCTTCTTCGACGACTTCGCCGATAATTTTTGCTTCTTTTTTCGCTTCAAGAATTTTACCGACGGCGGCGGATACGACACCCTTGAAGCCATTTTTGTATTCTACCTTTACCGATTTTTCAGACATTCTTTTCCTCCTTAAGAAAAGAACCCCGACTCATGCTGTCTCACGACATGAGAGCCGGGGAGGTTGATTAGGTGTTGACGGTCTTGACGGCGAGCATCGGGAGACCGTAGCCGACGTTATACCGGCCATCGGCAGACATGTTGTACGTCTTCGTGCCGGGAACCTTTTCGATGTTCGTCTCGGGCTCTTTGCGCATCGAGAGAACGAGCGGCTGGAAAATCTCGCTCGACGCGAGGAGATACCAGTCGTTCGCATCGACCGCGTCAAGGCGGGCGTCTTCGATGACGGTGAACTTTCCGGCGTAAGGGTTGTATGTTCCCTGCACGCTCGCGGTCGGGTCGGTCTGGCTGTTGACGAGTCGGCGGAACTTGTTGCCGAGCGCTTTCGGACACACGATCATGTCGCCCGCGATATTGAGCGACTCGCCCTGATCGTCGGTGAACTTCGCCATCTGAACGAGCGCGGCGTTGAGATCGGCTTCGATCTGCGCAAGGCTCGTGCCGGTTCCCGCGAGGAGATTGTCGAAGGTGCGCACGCCCGACGCATCGGAGAAGAACGCCACGCCGTCATAAGCGAGGCTGGTCGTACCGTTGTTGAGAAGCGATACGAGAAGCTTCTCGGGGTGCGCCATGATGCGCTGAACGAGTAGCGCCGGGATTTTGGAAAGTACGCCGATCTGGTCGTCGTCGATATCGTTCTGATTGATCGGAACGGCGGCGGCCCAGTCCTTGTTTTTGATCGTGTAGTCGTACTGCTCAAAGCCTTTCGCCTTGAGTTCTCCGATCCACTCCTGCACTCCGGGCATCGCTCCGATCCAGCCCATCTTCTCATACGATGAGGTGGAGGGAATCGTCATAACGGCCTTCATCAGGCCGGGGTTGATCGTGCGACCGGCGAGGAAATCCGCCATCTTTACGGCGAAATCTGCGCGAAGTCCTTTTTCAAGCCAAATGGGAAGTCCCATAGTTTTACTCCTGTACGCCTCTCGGCGTTCGATAACCCGGCGCTATGGCCGGGCCGTGGATTACGCGATACGATCCGGCTGGCGGAAGTCGAAAAGGAGATACCCGGTCTTGAAGTCAAGCGCCCGGTATCCGACGGTTTTATTTCCGGCAGTCTTCGTCAGGGTCGAATCGTCAGCGACGAAATGAATCGTACCGACATCCGTCTGTGCGCAACCGGAAACCGGTACCCATGTCGGGCCCTTCATGAAGCGACCGCGCGGATGCGCACCCGAGGCGACGGCAAGCGCGTAATCGTGAACGCCTTCGCCGTAGTCGCCGGTCGAAACGCCGATAACTTCGAGGTTCGCGGCATCGGTCGGCTTCACGGCATACCCGGCGTTAAGAACGAGAATTCCGCCCTTGTAGAAGGTCGCGGAATCGCCGAGAAGTGCGGAGCGTTCCTGCTGGACGCCCTCAAACTCAAGATTGCGGGGAGCGGTAAGGTTTGACATCAGTCAGCCTCCTTGTTACCATACTTCTTGAGCTGGTCGGGGGTGAGATTGAAGGCGTTCATAGCCTTATGGTCGTCCTCGGTAAGCCCGTCAGTTCCGGCCACAGTGTCGGGCGTCTTCGCGTTGATCGACGGCGCGTTGTCGTTTGTGCCGGACTTCGAGGGAATCGAAGCGGCAACAAGCGCGGGCATAGCGGCTTCTACTGACTTCCCGCTTGCGATAGCTTCGGCGACGGCCCGGTCACCTTCGGGAGTTTTGCCGAGGAAGGCGGAAATACCGTCCCGCCTCGCCGCCTCGGCCTTTACCCCTTCCGCGTGCGCGGCGGCACGTATAGTCTCATCGTGCGCCTCAAGTACGCCGGGGTTCGCGGCTTTAAATTCATCGAGCGTCATTTTCTGACCTCCTGATATTTTCGCCCCGCCTGTTGAGGCGGAAGCGGTTTCCCCGGCGACGCCGGTTTTGTTTCTGCGAGAGATTGACACGCCGCGTACTTCGTCGATCATGCCAGCGGCGAGTGCATCAGCGGCAAGAAGTATCCCGCCATGACCAAAGTCGGCGTTTACCTTGTCGATGGAAACGCCACGGCCCTCGGCTACGCGGGAGACAAATACTTTATGGACATCGTTGAGTTGCTTGACTATCTTTGCCTTTCCTTCGGGCGTTGAAGTATCAGGCCTCTTGTCGGGCGCATCGGTCGAAGTGTAGACGGTGTGCCTTATACCATCGCGCGCGAGGGCTTCGTCTTCGTTGTATTCCTCGGCGGCGACTCCGATTGATCCGTGTTCGGTGGTGGGATTCATCGAGACGATCCGGTCACAAGAAGCGGTAAGCCAATATGCACCGGAACACTGCCCGCCCCAGACATGCGCCTCGGTCGGTTTCGATGCGGAGGAAATAACCTGCGCGGCCTGATCGACGCCGTCTACATATCCGCCGGGAGAATCAACGTCATAGATAATCTTGACGACCTTCGGATCTGCGTCGGCGGCTTGAGTCGCGGCGATGATAAAGCCATATTCGGTGAGAGCTTCGGCGGTATATGCTCCGCACGCGTCGGTTTTTGCGGCGGGCGTCAACTCGCCGGTAATGGGAATATGAGCCGCCCCGTTTTCATCGATGGTGTAAGTCTTTGCGGCATCCTCGGCGCTTTTGGGCGTGAGGTTTATTTGTGCCGATGCGACCAGCTCATCGCGTGCGACGCGGATTGCGTCGGCAGTCTTGAGCGAACGGGCTACGGCGAAAAGCTCGCGGCGATTGTCGCGGAGGTTTTCGAGGTAGGATCGTTCCATCGCATAAAACTGCTTCACTGCCCGCCCCCGAGTTTGCTCGTTGCATTATCGACGATGGTGAGGCCGAGTAGTCCAGCGCCCGCATACACGAGCGAGTCGGCTTGCGCGCTCGCCGTTCCGGGGTCATTGACCTTTCCGAAGACGGCGAGAAAGAAAAGGCCGATTTTCATGGCCCATCCGGTCGCGAGAATGAAACCGCCGAAAAGGCGCTTCGAGGAAATGACGCCGGGTGATTCCTCATACCATTTGATTTTTACGACTGAATCGCTCATGCTATTCTCCTTTCGTAATGCGGATAGTCGACGAGCTTTTCTGTATCGTCGCCGTCGGCTCGCGTTCGCCCGTCGCCGTTCCAGTCGCCGCCCCAGCGGAAGCCGTACTTCACCATGACGCCGGAAATTTCGCGCCATCGCGGATCGGATATGGGCGGCCATACAGGCTCGCCGTTTTCCATCGGTACGATGTCGATAGCGTTGCCGAACTGATGAACGGATTTATTTTTCACGCCGTCGCAGTTTGTGACCGTATAGGTATTCTCCGAAGCCGATATTTTCCGAAGACCAGCCGCAACACGGAGGTCGTTAACAACGCCGAGCGGTTCCCTATGCTGCGCGTAAAACGCGGCCTGTTCACCGGAGGTGCGGAGAGTAGATGAAACGAAAAAGGGAATTTTCTTTTCGTTCAGTTCGTCAAATGCGGGGTCAAGCGCCTTCTGTGTTTCCGGCGTGAGGTCTTCGACTTTACGACTCATACTGCAACCTCCTCTATTTTCGCGGCTGACTGGATAAACTTGTCGTACTTATCTTTTGACTCGCGCGTTTTTTTGAGCGCGGCGTCGACGTTACCATTGCAATGACCCTTCGATGCTTCGAGTAACGCGATGAGCGCATCGGTCTGCGGGCCTTGAATTGAAATAAGAAAATTGACCGTCGGAATAAGATCACGAACGGCGAGCGAAAGCGGGTCGGAAGCCTTCACGCGTTTTACGACAAACTTAAAAACGAGCGTGCCGAGTCCAATGACAGCGGCGGTGACGACGCTTGCAATAATTTCGGTAGTCATGCGGCACCTTCCTGTTGTTTTTTCTCTTCCTCGATTTCGTCTTCCGTGCTACCCGGCACCGCCTGACGCGATGACGCGACAGTGGAGTTCTCGGGCGGAAGTTCATCAGCCTCGCGTCGGAGGCGGCGTGCGTTATCGTAGAAATCTGTTCCGTTGTATTTCATGGCAACGCGCTCGCGAGTCGTTGCGCCTTGAGCGATTCGCACGTCGTCGGCCTGTGCGTCCTTGAGCGGGTCGATGCTCGGCATCGATACACCAATCCAGTTTGCGGAGAGCCATGCACGGCGAAGGAACGGAGAGGCTGAAAATCCGGGGGCGGATATACGCCCAGCGCGAATCTCCTCGGCAAACCATGCTTCATATATGGGCTGGAGAAGCTGGCTAACGAAATGGGCGCGCCACTTCTCGATGTTCTGCCAGAACATAATGAGCGAGGCGCGACTCGCCGAATAATTCGACGAGAACTTCATTTCGAGGACTTCGACCGGAATTCCGAGAGACGCAGAAACGGATTTCGTTATCGCCGAAAGGAAAGATTCAAAGTTGACATTCGGACGCTTTGTATCGAAGCTCTTAATGTCCTCACCTTTCTTGAGCGAGCCGACAAAAAGACCGGGCTTTGTGACGCGGACTTCGGCGGGCTCCTGTGTCGCGTTTCCGGTTGTGTTCGATGACCCGCGATCTTTTATTCCGCCAATTACCGATTCCGCTTTTGTTTTTGTGTCACTCCCTGCACTCGGGACGATGTATGCGGCAATGATCGCGTTGACGAGGGCGGATTCGATTTCGTAGAGCTTGTAGTCGGTTGATTTTTGGAGTTCGTGAATGACTGGCCCGAGGGGGCCGGTGCCACGCACCTGACCGGGAAGGTCGAGGATAGACGGCATAAGTACGAACTGACGACCGGACAGCCCAGAGAACGGGACGCGCGTCGTCTTTCGCGTGTCGGGGTCGATGAGGTAAACAGCTAACGGCTCGCCCGAGGGGGTGAGTTCGAGACCGTCACGAAGGACATTGCCACGGCTTGCGGCCTCGACAGTAAGACCAGCGCGGTCAGGGCCGATAAAGTTTGTATATCGCCCGTCGATCTGCTCGGGGTCGAGCACTTGAATCGACAGGGGGGAAATGCGATCAGATGAGGGCGAGTACCGGAGGATACACACGCCCTCACCATCACGCAATTCATTCGCAAAAATAAACTCTTGCAGTTCCGTGAGGTTCCGCCGTCCAGTCGCATCGGGTTCGTGGCTCGAAGCCCATGCCCAGAATCGCTGTTCGACGTTACGAGAGAACTGGCGCTTTTCGTCGTCGCTCATTGACGACCCGAGAAGTTCCCAAAGGGGCGAACATTCGAGCGTGAGCCCGGTGTTGATTACGTTGCTGACAAGCCGCTGGAGAAGCGCGCGGGCTTCGGTAGAGTCCCAGTATGCGGCGCGAGATCGTTCGCGAAGTGCGTCGTAATCGAGATCGCGGCCGGAACCATAAAGGGCGCGAAGTGCGCCGCGCATTTTCGAGCCATCGAACTTAAAACCGGATGTTACGCCGCCCGACCATCCCCATGATGCGGTGATCTTCCATGCATCACGGAAGCGAGCGAAAAAGCCGGGCGCTTTCATAATGACCCCCGGTCTACGCTGACGGAAAGGGTTTGACCGCCGGTATCGGAAGCGTCGGCGAGCTCTGATTCAAGGATGCGGATGGTTGCTTCAATGTTTGGCAGGTTGCGCTTCGCGCTAGTACGCCCCTGCCCGGAATCAGTCGAATACTCTTCGACCTTGAGGGCGTTGCGGCGGGCCTGATAGGCTATATCAAGATCGGCCTGTATGTCGGCTACCGGGCGGCTCATGCTATGCCCCCGGATATGACAAAGCGTCCAGATTCTCCGAGGAGATTGGACGCTTCGCGCGGAGTCACCCGCCGGACAGTGACGACGCTATAAGTAGCGGCGCTTGTCCTCATATATGCTTACTATACCGCTACAAGTAGAGTACGTCAAGCAGATTCTTTCAGGGCTTCCCAGAACTGATCCCAGTCAACGGTACCGTCTGGATCGTTGTCGCCGCACGTTATCAGGGAGGCGATAACATAGAGCGCGCCGAGTGCATAAGCGCGGGCGTCAAGGGCTTCGTTGCGACCATGCTTTACCCACTTATAACGAGTGCGCCCGTATCGATCTGTCTCGGGTATGTGGTCTTCACTGTAGAGTTTCTCGAAATAGCGGCGGTCATAGGTCTCGTCGTGCGGGAAATGACAATAGCCCGGTGGTAACTCTGCACCGGCCTCGGGAACGTCGAGCGGGCCGATCTTTGTTTGCGCATAGAACTCCTGTTTGAGCTGTCCTTCGTCAAGGTCGATACGCTTACACTGATGACCGGCGACATCACGGATCGCAAATATCCGCCGCCCGGTAAGCGTGTTCGACGATCCCTTGATCGGAAGTACACCGGACATGAAGCGGTCGCAATAGGTATACACGACGGGGGCCTGATCCGATGAGTCGATGAGAGCGAGCACGAGCTTTAACCCGCCATGCAGCGGGCGGTGAAGTATTTCCGTTAGCGCCTGCCACGGCGGGCCGTTCGGATCGCTCGTGTCTCCGGGTAATACGTGGTATCCGATTGACCACGATTCCTTTCCTGGCCCCCACGCGACGAGTTCGCACTCGATACGATCATGCTGAACGTCCGCGCCGAGGGTGACGATGAGCGGGCCTTTAGGTACGCGCGCTTCAGTCCATACGCGCTCGCCGTCGTCGGAAATGGTAAGCGTCTCGGGAAAATAGGCCGGGTCACGCCGAAGCATGACGCGATCTACCGGAGGAGCCTCGCCGCGAATTTCAAAGGTCTCGCCGAAAAAGGTGTTTACGAAAGCTTTGAGATCGAGCGGATTACCTTGCGCGTTGATCCAATCTTCGATTGCGTTTTCCCATGAATAGAAACCGACAGGCGAGAGCATACCGGGGACATGGTACGAACGTAGACCCGGACGTTTCGGTTTTGCCGTTGGCCGCCATTCGCCGCGCGGCAAGAAAAACATTTTATCGTTATTTGTCCAATGGCCGTGACACTTCTTACACTCATACCAGACGTGCCCGGTTCCCTTTATCGCTTCGCCTTTTTCGTTGTAGTCATAGAGCAGTTTCCCGTCTTCATTTTTTTCATAATGCATTTGCGACCATTCAAGATATTGCATCTCTTTACAATGTTTACAGGGGACGTAGTACCGACGCTGGTCTCCTTCGAGAAAAAGCGGCTCGATCTTCGAGGTCTGCTTAATCGCCGGGGTAGAACCGTAGAGAATCTTGCGCGTCTCTGTAAAAGAATACGTTCGGGCACGGAGAAGTTTTAACGGATCGCCTTCGTCTTCGGCACTCGCGGGGTACGCTTCGACTTCGTCGAGCGCTTCGTACTGTACGGAAAACTGTCGCAACTTTGTTGCGCTGTTCGGGCCGACCGGGAGAAGGAAACCGCCGGCAAATTCCTTTTTCTTTTTTGTATTACCTGTGCCGCGATTCCCTTCTTTTTCGGACTGTGAAAAAATCTTGTCGGCGATCCCGGCGGAATCGATCATTCGGTCGACGCGCAATTCGATAGCCGCCTCGGCCATTTCCTTGTCGCCCGAGACGAACATCATCGGCCCCGGCTCGCAATCGATCACGTACCCGATCCAGTTCTCAAGGACGCCGACGGTAAAACCAATCTGTGCGCCCTTCATGACGACGACTTCCTGAACGGGCGAGGTAGCGGAAAGACAGTCGACAATCTCGCGTAGGTACGGGGTAACTTCCCACGAGAACGGGCCCCATATCGGCGACAAGCCCTTTGGAATAACGCGCTTCCGTTCGGCCCATTCGCTGACGGTGAGGTGATTCGTTTCGGTATGGATTATCTCATCGACAATGTCGTCGAGCCACGCGCTCTGCTCGGCGAGTTCAGATTCGGTAAACAGTTCTTGCGCCGTCATTCGAGCCCCTGATCGCGCGCTTCTTTTTTCGTTTTCGCGAGAGATATGCCGATTTGTTCTTCGAGGTAACGTTCGACAGCGGCTTGACCTTCACTTGTTGCAATCGCGGTCAGGCGTGATGATATGCGCCGGGGAAGATCGCAGAAATTGGTTTTTATTGCCGCATCCATCGCGGCCCACTTCCGCCGGACGATATCGCGGTGAATGGTGACTTTCTTTGCCTCGGCCTCGCGAAGGTTTTTTAATCGGGTGTCGGCTTCGGCGTTTATACGACGGGCGCGGGTGTACTTGAGTTTTTCTTCTGCAACTTCGAGCGTCGCGGATATGATCGCTTCGTCATCATCGTCGTCAGGTTCGTCCTGACTGGTTGATTCCGTCGGCGATGATGCAGACGGTGACACCGTGTCACTCTTTTTGATCGTCTCGCGTGTTGTTTTTTTTACTTTAGGTTGTGCAGGTGTTTCGGCAGACTTTTTTAACGCGGTTGATTTGTCGCGTCTACCCTTGAGGTATGCGGCATTTATGGGAAGATCGGTATCGATCGTCCCGTCGGACTGTAATGCGAGTTTTGGCGGCTTGCCGTCTTTCGGCTTTGCGGCCTGCGAAATTGCCGAGCGCGAGACGCCCGCGATTTCCGCAAATGCGGCGCATGAGATTATGGGCAACTGTCTACTCCGTTCGTCATCACGACGATCGACAGGCGCTATTAGTAGCGCCGTTAAGTAACTATACCCTGTTAAGTAGCGTTAAGCAAGTACAACTTAACAGAAAACGAAAAGGTCAATTAGTGTACAAAAGCGGCCAGCGTGATGCCGACCCGCCAGCTTTAGATTTTTCCACAGTACCTTAGCCGCTAACTTCATATGCTGTATAGACTTACAAACAATTCTGTAGCATTTGTACCATCTGTACCGCTTTCTGTACCACACTAATTACTTACACTGTATAGAGTTACATAGCTTTGTTACGCGTGGTACAGATGGTACACGAAATAGCCCCCTCGTACGTGTGCGCGTGCGCGCGTGCGCGCGTGTGTGCGCGCGTACGTATGTGCATATCTCTGTAACATCCGGTACAAATAAAATATTACTAAGATAAATATATATAATATAACGACTTAGCGCGGTACAGTTCTGGTACAGTAAACCGGTTAAATTGGTACGCTTGGTACAAGAAATAACAAGATTCTATACAGACAGTCTATACAGATACTAACTAATAACTATCTATTTTATCTAGGTAGATTATATATATTAACTTGACAGAATGTAATAAGATACAGTAAGATAGGTTCTAGGTAGATAATTACAAGATTATAGACAGACGGGAGGAATAACGGCATGGATAGCGACGATTTGGCCGACATCGACTTCATAGAGGACGTTGAGGCGGTTGGGGATGTTAAGCAGGTCGAGGAGGTGACACCGTGACACGGGAACGACCGATTTTAATGAGCGCGCCGATGGTGCGGGCACTTTTGAACACGAGACCGGACGGAACGGCGATTGACCCGGAGTTGCCGATTAAGACCATGACGCGGCGGATTATCAAGCCGCAACCGCCGACTGGCTTTGAGCCGTATCCAGATTTTGGGGAATGCGGGCCATTTTCTGATGGACATTACGGTTTCTGTGATGAAAACGGAAAAGAGTATTTTTGTCCTTACGGCGTGATCGGAGACCGGCTTTATGTCCGCGAATCTGCCCGCGTTATAAACGTTCGCGGCGGTTCACGCGAAATCGACATCGAATATCAGGCGGACAAGCTTTTCAAAACTGTTCGATACCCCGAGCGACTTGCACCGGCACCGAAAGGCAAGTTACTTGCAAACGGTACATATCGCGAAGCCTCCCGTATCTGCCGCGAGATAACGCTCGTCCGCGTCGAGCGGTTGCAAGACATTAGTGAGGAAGATGCCAAGCGCGAGGGATGCGAATTGCACACCGAATATATGCCAATGAAAGTTGGTTTTAACTACCGCCAATCCTTCGGCGGCCTTTGGGAATCCATCAATGGCCCCGGATCGTGGGACGCGAATCCGTGGGTATGGGTCGTCGAGTTCAAGGGAATCGAGGCGGGGAGGAAAGCGGCATGAAAAAAGATTCTGACGACATGAACAAGGTTATCGAGAAAATAGCAAAGTTGCTCAAGCTCTCGAAATCACCGAATGAAGCCGAAGCGGTTGCGGCCTATGAAAAGGCGCACGCTCTATTGAAAGAATATAACCTGTGCGCCGAGGACATCCATGAGAAGCCGGATATATCCGCCCATTGTGTCAAGGAATATGGTCGTGAAATGAAGTGGAAAACAATCCTGATGATCGGCGTCGCAAACGCAAACTATTGCACCATGATTACTGAAAGGCGCAAAAGCGGAGCGAGAAAGCAAAAGCTGTACGGGCTTGAGCATAATGTCCGAAGCGCCGTTGTCATGTACGACTATCTGGAAAGCGTGATAAATCGATGCACGCGCGAAGAATCGGAAAGGTGCCGCGACCTCCGTTTCTATACCTTCAATGCGAACGATTTCCGCGTCGGTATGGCGTATCGGCTAGCCGAAAGGCTCAAGGAAGCAATGGAGCGCGAAACGTCCGAATGTACCGCGCTCGCCGTCATCAACACCGAATCGGAAAAGGCCGCAAGGCTTGATTGCGGAAAATCACTCAAAAATCGAACCGTCGGCGTCAAGGAAAGCGCGTCGTCAGCCGCCGGATATTATCGCGGCGACGATATTTCCCTGAATCGTCAGGTTGCGGAATCGCGAGCTGGTAACGGGATCAAGCAGATTGGAGGTGTGGCATGACCTGCGATTTCAAAACCGGCGACAAGGTTTCCTTCGTCGAAAAGAAAGTATCGGTCAACACGAAAACGATTGGCATAGCCTATACCGTGAAAACCGGGAAGCTCGTTTCCGTATCGCTTCCGATTGGTACTTGCGTTATAGAAAAACGCGGCGGAAAACAGGTGCGGGTGAAACTCGATTCCGTTCGCGCAATCGATAAACCGAACGCCCTTTCGGAAAGACTGGCACAAAGGAGTACAGAAGAATGAAAATCGTTGACCGAAAGACTTTTCTTGCCCTTCCTCCGAATACCGTCTTTGCAAAATATAGCCCGTGCAATATCGGCGAGTTAAAGGTAAAGCTCGAATCATGGACGAACGATTTCATCTATTTCGGATTTGACAACCCGCTCGACAAAGATAATGAAGTCTTTATTGATACATGTGAAAGGATGGGAGCAGGAGAATCGGCCCCGCTCGATATTGAGGCGACCGCACGTGATGGATGCTTCGACGAAAACCAGCTTTTTTGTGTTTACGACAAAGACGATGTTCAGGCGATCATCTGCAAGCTCAAGGAGTGTCTATGAAAATCATTACCGTATCATCGCTCAAAGGCGGCGTCGGGAAAACCACTGCCGCTGTATTTACGACTCGGGCGCTTGCGACGTCAGGCGCGCGGGTGCTGTGCGTCGATTTGGATCATAACAACAATTCGACCGATTACTGGCTACGATTCGCCATGCCGGAAGTTATCGAGGATCGGAACGTCATGCACTTCTTGACCCGCGCAAAAGAACTCACGGGCGTTATTTGGGGCGGCCCCGCGTCGGCCCCGAGTGTCGACATCATCCCTGCAACTCCTTCGCTTTCCCGCATCGGTATCGAGTTATCCCGCGATCAGGGAGCGGCTATGCGGCTCCGGGCAGGCTTGCGGAAGCTCGATTATGACTATGTGATTATCGACACGCCGCCGAGCCTGTCCCTTGAGCTGACCCTCGGGCTTTACGCCGCTGATATGGTACTCGTACCGATTTCGGCGAGTCGCTGGACGGTTCAAGGCTATCAGATTATCGAGCAAGAGGTTGCGGCCGTCGCGGAATCGATAGGAATAGCGCCCCGGATATTGGCCGTGCCGAGCATGGTTACGGAAGCCGAGGCGGTAGCGTTACAGGGCGCGGACATCTGGACGGCGACGAAAGCGGCTGTATACAGGGACGCTCCAATTAAGGCGGCAGCGAGCGAAGGCCGGGCGCTTCGGGAGGGAACGAAGGCGGCGGGATGGTTCGCTGATTTGGCGCGGGAGGTGGCGGAATGAGCGGCGTGAGTATTGTTAGGAAAAATCTTATGACGATACAAGGGTACACCCCCTATTGCGGCGCGCCGGGATGTCGAACAATGCCGAGAACGTTTTTCAATGGCAGCCAATTTGAATGTCGGGATTGTGGATGGAAATCGAACTTCCCGACGGACTTTATAAACGAATATCGACTGCACTGGTCAATCCCCGAGGCCCCTCATGCCTAAATACAACGCCATAATATCCGCCGCAACGGCGTCACCTCGCCCCGGAACCGCGTCCGCGATCCATGCGCCGACGCCGCCCGCCATAACCGCCGGCCTTGAGCTTTCGGATATCGTCTATAAACCGGCAAGCTGGTTCCGTCTCAATCCCGCGAACGAGGTGTTCCGCGCCTTAAAAACCGAGCAATATCTCGCCGACCTTGAAGCTGACATCCGCGAAAACGGCGTGACTGACAACCTCGTTGCCATGCCGGACGGGCTTATACTTTCCGGTGAGTCACGGGTAATCTGCTCGCAACGTATTGACCCTGAGAAACGATTGCCCGTGCGCCTCGTGCTTTCGGATCTTGAACCCGACGAGCAGGAAAAGCGCCTGATACTCTCGAACCTCTTGCGCTTCGAGATACCCGAGGATGTGCGCCTGATGCTGTACCGCAAGGTCGGGCTTTTCTCCGAAGTATCGCGCCCCGAGGCCGCCGAGGTAATGGGAAAATCGCTGCGTCAGGTCAAGCGCGACGCGGCGATCATCAAGGAAGCCGAAGCCCTTGCCGCCGAAGACGGGCGCGCTGAACCGGAAGCCGCCGACATCGAGGCCGCGAGAAACAAGCGAAACGCGGCGCGGAAATCACCCTCGACATCTGGCAAGAAGGTAGATACAATAAAGTTAGAATCTGCCCTCCTGCGCCTCGAAGAACTCGGCGACAATTATGCCGAATCTGCGCGAATCATCAGGGAGGCTATCGGATGGTAAAGATGGAGCTTTTCGAGCACGGAACGGTTATCCCTCGAGGTAAAGGAAGTAAGGCGATACCGCTCTCGGCGGCGCTGGCAAAACTGAAAGGAGACGTGAAAGTCGGCGACCCTTACGAAATTTACCTCGATAACGGTGAGGTGATAATCCGTTTTCCAAAACCGCAACCCGCGACAGCCACGGAGTCCGAAAAAGGCGCGGGGCCGTTCTAAATAAAATAGCGTTGTTTTTATTGAAATAGTGTAAAAACGACGCTATTGTGGTATACTTTTGGTGAAAAGGAGTGCGCTTATGAAAAAGACTTTTATCGCGCTTTTCGTTTTGATCCTGCTCCTCGCCGGTTGCCAGACCGGCACCACCCCGGCGTCGACCACCGATCCTGTAACTACCACGCCGACTACGGGCGACACCACTACGACCCCGGCAGCGACCACCTCTACCCGGTACGTCAAAAACTCAAAATGGCAAACGGTAAAGACCGTCGAGGTTACGACCTCGCGCGCGGCGGTTACCGAAGACGACCTCAAAAAAGAGGTTATCACCTACAATCTCGCGACGACCGACGACCAGCAGACGATTCTTACGACCGACGTACCGATTGCGGAATCGCCGTATATCGACGTGTATATCGTTAACCCTACTACTCATGCGATCATCGAGTCATATCTTCACTGGGAACGCGCGGATTATGTCGCCCGTTATGCGCTTTTTGTTCAGCAGGCAAATGCTGACGGTGGCGTCCTGTATGTTGACCAGATTCCGCCCGCCCCGGTAGTTGCTGACGATACCAGAACGCCTTATGAAAAATACGCGCTATATCTCGTTTCTTCGGCAGGGGCAATTATCGGCGAGGAGCACTGCGCCGATGCTTCATGGCAAGACAACGGGTGGGCGAGCCTTGACGATTATTTCGAGGCGAGAAAGAAAGGCTATGAATTACAGGCCCGGTGTGACGGCGCGGGCGAGTATGTCGTCGCCGGGAAGATTTATACCGCATCCTGCCGATAGAATACTGACGATAGCACTAGAGACGACAAAGGCCCCGGAATTGACCGGGGCCTTTTTTTATTTTGCATATTCTTTTTTGAAAAGCGTTCGTAATTCCTTTTTTATCGCGTTTGCGCCGTAAGCGTTTTCACCATACGACCAACGCCATTCATTGATATTAAACCCGTATCGCTCATACTCATCTTTTCCTTTTGGCTTTGCGTAGACGTTGGCCCATTCCTTGTTTTTACTCCACGTGACAGCCCATGAATCGTATGTCTTGAGAAAATCAGACGGGGTATGCCCGCGCTCACCATCCCGTATAGCCTCGGCAAGTTTTTGGTTTGTTTTTGACAACTCGTCGAGGTTGAGCGTTTCGCCGTTGGGGATTGCAAAATCAATTTCAGAATCAGACGGCATCGACGATGTTTTCACCGAAAAACCTATTCCGCCTGTCTTTTCTGTTTTGATATTAAAGAATTCCGGTGCGCTCATTATCAACACTATTAAGCCGACTACGGCGAGTAATAAATAAAGAAAAAACTGCCCTATGTGTAGTCCAGCAATAGCGACACCGGCGCCAACTGCACCAATGACAATAATTATAATTCCAATCGTAATGCCTTTTTTATTCAATTTTTACTCCTTTTAGTAATTATTTCCGAAAATCGTAATAGATGATTTTTACTTCGCGGCTTTCTCTTTGCTTTGCCGGGTGAAATCGGCGACTGACTTCACCTGCATTTTTATGAATTCAAGCTTATCCGGCGGGAGTACATCAACGTCGGCGAGAAGATCGGCGTGTTTGCGGGCGAGCGCAAGAAGCGTTTGGTCATCGAAGGAGAGTTCTTTATCAGAACCGTCATAGAGATAATCAACTGATGTTCCAAGTTTTCTGGCTATCCTGATTGCATCATCCAGCCGGGGTAGATTTCCTCGTCTCCTCCAGCCATTGTATGTATCTCTCGTAATCTCGCCTTTAAAATTATCTTCAAGCCAGTCTTCAATACTTTTATTTTTGAGCTTCACTTCATTTTTAACACGATCATAGAAGGTCATGCCTTTAGTATCGACCAATAAATAAAAAAAAAGTGTCATTTTATACACTTTTCGTATTGACAGAAGTGCCGTTTCGACCACATACTAAGAACCATGAGTGTACAAAACGACACATTTTTAAGGGTCACGCCGAAATCGGTAAAAATACCATACGAAGGCGAAGAGGAAAAACGGTTTGAATCCTTTTTAAAAAAAAGAGGACTGAAGAAAGGCCCATTTCTTCGCGTCTTAATTAACCGAACGGTCGAGTCAGCCGAATCCATCGAGTCCGGAAAAACTCAAATTGACATTACCGCGTTTCAGAATAGCGTCACCCAAGAAGAACTGGAGACACAGTCATGAACGCCCTGCAAGTTTTCAAGACGCCAAACGGAAGCGATATTCGCGTGTCGATCGTAAACGGCGAGCCGCTTTTCGTCGCGAAGGATGTCGCGGAACGCATCGGTTATACATGGAATGGAACTGCAAGAATCGAGCACGTTCCCGAAGAATGGCGAGGGGTCACATCCGTTGTGACCCCTTCCGGAAATCAGAACATGGCGGTTCTCGCCGAGCCCGGTCTCTATTTCTTCCTTGCCCGATCCGACAAGCCCGCCGCGCTTCCGTTCCAGAAATGGATCGCCGGTGAAGTAATCCCGTCGATCAGGAAAACTGGATCGTACTCAATCAACAAAAAATCGGAACGTCAGCTTTCCGCTGCTCTCGTCGCTGAACTGCGCAAGGTGTACGGATCGGAAGAAGCCAGTGCGCGAATCGACTACATCATCGGGTTTACAAACCCGGCGTTTTCTGGACACGCCGGAAATTATAGTCCCGAGTTTATAACGGCGTACCGAAAGTGCCGCGACTACATACAGGCAATCGACCGGGGCGCATCGATCGAAGAAGTCGAGAAGACCGTCCACGGCGAAACCGGTGCGTGCAGCGTGTTTATCGAAATGGGCGTCCGTTTCGCAAGGGCTCGCGAAGGACTCGAAGCGCCATACGTTTATGAGCCGTCGGAAGGAAAGGAGATAGCCATATGACCGGCGCACAAATCGAGGGCCGCGCTTGCGAAGTTCGGGCGTGGCTGGAATCGGAGTCTGGACGCAGCGAGTGTTCACGCCTCGTCGCGAAGTACGGCGCGTCTGACGGCTACCTCATCATGCACGGAATCAGGCGCACTGGCACCGAAGGTCGGTACGAAAAATACGAGGAAATCGTCGAGATCGTAAACGCCGTTCGTCGTCAACGCATGGCGGAAACGGTTGCAAGGAGGGGGATGGTATGTACGAACGCGAGCAGGGCTTAGTGAATACGGTTGTCCGGGCGACGCTCATCGGCATCTTCATGCTCCTCGTCGTGGGCATCGCGATTTTTACGACGCCGAAACAGACAAGTCCGTCCATCTACATCATATCAAGCGATGACTACCAGAGCGTAGACGGTAAGCCTATGTACTCGCTCTCGTATTCGCTCAATGGGCAGGTCGAGACGGCGGACTTTCCGACGGACGACGCGCGGGGCAAGTACGCGGACTATCTCAAGCTGATTGGTCGCGTGGAAGAATAAACGGAGGATATGAAGATGGAAATAGTGTATAGCGCGGAAGTGGCGAAGCAGATGCAAAAGGCCGGAGTAGCGATGCAGTTTGAAGCCACCCCGCGCGGTTCTAACGATTGGCGCGATTGCGTGTTTTCCGACGGTTCGGCGTGTGATTGGGGCGATCGGTTTCGCTACCGTGTCAAGCCGACGGAAACCGGCGCGACGAACGAGCCGAGAAATCCCGCCCGCATCCCGGTCGGCGCGAAAGTGCGCGTGGTGAAAAACAACGGAGAACATAACGCGATGCCGGTTGGATCGGAGGGTGATCTAATTAAAGACGATCATTCCCCTGTTCCCTATAAAGTCGACTTCGGCGGCGAGGACATACACTGGTTTGAAGCTGACCAGATAAAAATGATCGACCCTCCCGCGCGTACGGTTTCTGTATCCGACTGGGCGCACTCACACCGGCACGATTGGCCAACCGACGGAACGTCGGGCAATCCAATCAAATTAATAGCAGAACGGATGATGAACGGTCGGCAGATACACGTCGTAAGCTCTCAAATTGCCGAACAGCTTTGCGGAAGAATACAGCCCACTGAAAGCAAAAACCTCCACGAGGCGAAAGCCCTTCGCGATTACCAGCGTATGCAACTCGAAGCCTATAACGCGTTTTTCAAACCGGATCTCGGTGAACCGTATCAATCTGACACCATCGAAACCGACGAGCAGATAATCGCCCGTCTCTTATCTTAGAAAATCCCCTCGTATGAGGTGATACATATTTTTTTCGGAGGATTTTATGAAGAAGACTCTTTTTGACAAACTGTATGCGGCGGGCACCGAGGTCGTTCAGGCGATCAAAAAACCGAACCTGATTCGGATGCAGAAACGCGCCGCCGAGCGCTCGGCTGACAAGCTCGACCGGAAGAAAATCGACGCCGAAGTCCGCCGCACCGAACTCGAAAGCCAGCTCGTGAATTGCGAGGACGAGGACGAAATGGCCGAACTCTACGAGCAGATCGCCGCCATCGATCGCGAAATCGAAATCGCGCAGAAACTTTCCGACAGCATCAACGCCGAGTACGCGAAGCTTTTCGCCGAGGTCGACGACGAGGGAAAGACGGCATAACGAACACCGAAGCTAAACGGCGGTCAAGTAGAAGCCGCGCCGGAATCGTAAACGGCTTTGGAGTGATGGTCGAGAGGCTGATGACAGCGGTTTGCTAAACCGTACACCCGAAAGGGTGCGAAGTTTCAAATCCTTCTCACTCCGGACGCCCACGGAGGGTGGAAAACATCACGGCGGTAAAAGGCCGCACCGGAGACGTACCCGGTAGCGACAACTTTGTCGGTTTGCAATCAGGAGTGGGATGGAAAACCGGACGCCGAATGACCATAGCGTGCGCGGCGTAAACTACGAGAGCTATGGCGCGGGGATACGGTGCAGACAGTTCCGCGTAAAGCCAAACGACCGAAGCCGTGGCACTTTTCAGAGGGAACGCTGGGAAGGCATCAAGACCACGCCGGACTGGGCAACCGGCTTGAGAGACTGTAGCGCAGTTGGTAGCGAAACCCTTGAGGGGTCGGTCGCGGGTTCGAGTCCCGCCAGTCTCGATAGCCCTGATATAGGGCACAACGGAGGAACTATGCGACTGACAAACATTATTCGCGATGATGTCGCGGAGAGAATGACCGACGCTTATTATCCATTGGCGTCGATCAATTCAAAAAAGGAAGAACTCAAGGGCGCTTTGCGAGTTCTCGCAGAAGAAGCAATACCGCCGGAAGTTTTGAAAGTGTTCAAAAAATATCCCGGATATTTCAGAACTGACAACGACGTGAGAATGAAACGAAAGGCGTTTCAAGGAAATTGGTATAGCGACGGCGAAATAATTCGCGAATCATTTCCCGGCCAAAACCTTCCATGCTCTGCATCGTGGCACACGATTGAGTTCAATAAACCGATTGAAGACCTCTACAAGAAAATCGAAAAGCTTGAAGAACAGCGTGAAGACCTTAAGGGGAAAATATCCAAGGTTTTATATTCCTGTTCTACCACAAAACAGGTAATCGAGGCACTTCCCGAGTCAGAGAAGTTTTTCCCGCTCGACGAAAGCTCGACGCTTCCTGTACCCGTCTCTCTTTATCAGGAACTTCGCAAAGAACTCAATCAGTTAAAGGTGGTGGCGTAAATGGGTCAGCGTATCGCTTCTCTCTGGAAGCACGAGAAAGACGGCAAGAACTACACGACCGGAAAAATGTCTGCACTCGGCGGGATCAACATTCCCGCCGGACAGGAAGTCACGGTCGCGATCGTCAGGAACGACAAGAAGACGCCGGACAATAATCAACCCGACGCGTTCATCGAGATTTGGGAAAACAAGGAAGGCGGACAGTAGTTTCGCCCGCTCTCGTTCATCAGTTCATCAGTCTAGCGGGTGCGTAAGCGCCCGCTTATCTTTCTCGCTCGGTGGGATAAATGTCAGTCTTCGACGAAGCAAAAAAATACATCGGAAAATCACTCATCGAGTCATACTTCCCCGGCGGGGAGTGGAAGGGCGACGAATACTGGATACCCTCGCCGCTTCGTTCCGACCGAAATGCCGGGTCATTCCATATTTACGAGTATCAAGGCGCATGGTGCTTTAAGGACTTCGCCGACGATTCCGCTTCGGGCGATTTTATCAAGCTCGTGTCGCTCGTGCGGAATATCAGCCCGAAGGAAGCCGCCGAGGACATTATCAGATCGTCGGGCGGCGTGATTCCTGAACCTACCAAAAAGAAACCGCCGAAAGCTAAACCGATTATCCCGATACCGGAAGAAGCGCGGGCACTACTCAATAAAAGAGTTGTATCAGATTACGAGAAAGAAAAACACGGGCGCGTAATCGCCGGGTGGAGCTATTTTACCGCCGCTGGTGAGTGGTGCTTTTCCGTTGCAAAATACGTTGATTGTCCATCGAAGCGGGCAAAAGAAGTCGTCCCGTATTATTTCGGATCAGATAACAAATGGCACGAAGGTCAAGCGTATCCTGACGGACGGCCTCTATATAACCTTGTCGGATTCCTTTCACATCCCGGCTGGCGCGTCGTTCTCGTCGAGGGCGAAAAATGTACTGATGCTGGCAATAAATGGGCGGCATCAGTCGGCGCGGAAATCGTGTTCGTTTCATGGTCAGGCGGGTGTGAAGGGACGGTCAAGTCTGACTTTTCACCACTTACTGAAGCTGTCGCCGCCGGACTCGTCACCATGTGGCCGGACGCGGACAAGCAAAATGATAAGGCCGGTAAGCTCTTGCCGTGGGCAAAACAGCCGGGAATGAAAGCCGCGCTCGCGATTCGCAACCGGCTTCCCGGCCTCAAGATATGCGACGTTGAAGCGCTCGCCGACGTAAAAGACGGTTACGACATCGCCGACTTCCTTGAAGAAGGTTCCGACCCGCTACAGGTCATTGACGGGCCGCTGTATGTCGATCCCGTTGAAGCTCCCGCAAATAAGGCCGACGAAGAGACCGGCCAGTTTTTTCGCTGTCTCGGCTGGGACGAGGAATCATACTGGTTTATTCGCGAGGGTAAGCGCATCCCGCAGACGATCCCGCGCGGATCATTTAACGCGAGCCGCCTTCAAGAACTCGCCCCGCTCGCCTTTTGGGGTATTATGGGTATGGTAACGAACGAGGGCGGCGTCCGAGTTCCGACGGCGCAAGACTGGCTTATAAACCTACAGGATTCCGTCGGGCGATACGATCCCGACATACTTCGCGGCGCGGGGGTGTGGCTCGATAACGACGACGTAATCGTCAATGACGGCGAGTGCATCGTCACGAGATCCGGCGAGCGCGTTCCCTATCAGGACTGGAAAAGCAAATACACATACCTTTCATCCGCGGTGAGATTTTGCACACTTACCGGCGACGAGGCGACGACAGACGAAGGCTTTGCGCTCGCGGAGCTTATCACGACACAGGGATTTGTCAGGGTATCGGCGGCGCTCGCAGTTATCGGCTGGGTGTTGATTGCCCCGTTCGGTGGCATCCTGAAATGGCGGCCACATATCTGGATCAGCGGAAAAGCTGGCTCGGGGAAGTCGTGGATCATCGAAAATATCGTCGACGAAATGCTCGGGCGCTTCAAGTACGCGGGAACGGGCAAGAGTTCGGAGGCGAGTATCCGGCGTGAGCTACGCACTGACGCCCGCCCGGTCAGGCTCGACGAAATGGAGCCGAAAAACAAGGACAGTTTACGCCGCATCGAATCGATTCTCGACCTTGAACGAAACTCGTCGAGCGACGCTTCGGGCCACATGTCGATATGCAGCGCTGACGGCGGAACGATTAACTTTATGATTCACTCCTGCTTTTGCAATGCGTCGGTACGCATCCCTGACATGGACGCGGCGGCAGACTCGCGAATCATCAAGTGTGAAATGGTCGTCTGCTCGTCGGAACAGATGGCGGAAAAAATGAAACGCACGGCGGAACTGATGCCGCGCGCAATGGGCGACCCGTCGCGATATATTCGCCGGATGTTCAGGGCAATGCCGAGAATCCTTTCCGATATCAAGGCGCTTCGGGAAGGTGATGCACTCCGAAAGATCGGCGGACAACGCGACGTTGACCAATGGGCCCCGCTATTCGCCGCCGCTTATGCGCTAATTTCGGACGATTCGATAACCGAAGCGGAAGGCCAGTATTTTATATCGCAGTACATCGACGACATCGCCCTTCTCAAAACAGATTCCATTAACGACGAAGACCGTGTCATTGAACACATTCTTTCCGCGCAAGTCGAGTCCGACGGAAAGACACGCCGCACGGTCGCCGAGTGCCTTGTCAGGGCAGAGGACAAGCCGGGCCGGGCGATTACAGAGACACGCGAATGGAAAGAACTGCTCGGGCGATTTGGTATCGCGCTTTGCACACACAAAGGGAAGACCTGTATCGCGATTGCGTCCCGATCAGACGCTATTCTTCGCTGGCTCAAAGACACCGGCTATGACTCGGGATACGACGCACAACTCAAGCGGCACTCGCTTTGCATGACGCCGCGCGATAGTACGCCGGTCAGGATGGGTGAAATTAAAGTACGCGCCCGCGTGTTCGACTGGGCGATGTTCAAGGAATTGTATATCGGAACGGAGGGCGCGGAATGAATAACCCGCCGAAAAACAATAACGACCGTCGTGATGACGGACAGGAGTTGATTATGGGAAGTGAACACACTTCGGTGATGAAGCTCGCGATGACAAAGGCAAGCTCGCGCGGTCTGCGCGTCTTCCAGAACGTCGTCGGGAACGCGTGGTCGGGGAAACTCGAAAACAACTGGCAGGACTCGAAGGCCGGGCGGTGCATCGAGTTATCGAGCGCGGAATTTCGCCCCTATGGGCTTCTTGTGCCGAGTCAGGATCGCGACAAGATCACGCGAAACGGCGACGGCGAAAAACAGAAAAAGCGATACGGCGGCGGTTTTGACCTTGTCGGATGGGAGCCGAGGCGCATCATGCCCGAAGACGTTCCGCCCGAAGGATTACGCGTCGCCGTGTTCGTCATCATCGACGCGAAGACGGAAAGCTATTCGACCATGTGCCCGGATCAACGGCACTTTGCGGCGGAAGTGATAAAGGCGGGCGGGGATGCATACATAGCGCGGCGCGACGGTGAAACGTCAGCGAAATTGATACCGATTGAGCTGGAGGATCATCATGGAAAAGCAGAATAGAAAATGTGGCGAGTGCGCCGAGTTTTTCCGGTGCGTGAATGAGTCGGGAGAGATTCTTCAACGCCAAGCGCGCGGCGAGGAGCTTAAACACGTTAGTAACGCCCCGGCGTGCGAGGACTTCAAGGAAGCCGTCACGATGAACGGGCACTGCCTTTTGATAAGAGAAAGAGAAGGAAAGCGCAATTTCGTTGAAGTCGTCCGCGATCTTTGCCATGAGGCCACGCGGTCGGGCGAGTCTTCGCCGCTTATCGTCGCGGCGCTGGAACTCGCAGAGGAGTATGAAAAGCTCGACCGGCTCACGGATCAATGCGCGAAGGCTATCGAGGAGATTAGCGCAATGATCGAGGTGACAAGATGAGCGGAGAAAGACATTGTCTTCAATGTGGAGCGATATTAAAACTTCATGCTGCTCCGTTGAATCCTAACAACTCTGCTAGTCAATCTGTAGCTGTGTGCTCCGCTTGCGGTTCGCGAGCGTATGACGTTCCGGGAAACAGGATAAAAGAACTAACCGATCAGCGAGACGAACTTCTTGCGGCGCTCAAGATTTCGCTCGCTTATCTTGATGCCCCCGACCCTGTTTGCGTTAAGGAATATACGCGCGACGTAATAACGGGAGCCATCTCCCGTATCGAGGCCGCCCGGTGATCTATCTCCGCGACTACCAGAAAAAGATTCTCAACGACGTTCGGCAAGAGCTTCGAGCTGGTAAGCGGTCTATAGTCTGCGTGTCTCCGACTGGTTCCGGTAAGACAGCGATGTTCGCGGAAATGGCACGAGGTGCGGCGAGTAAGTCGAACCGCGTTCTAATTCTCACGCATCGTCAGGAGATTTTCAAACAGACGCTAAAGTCTCTTTTCAATCTCGGGATCGTGTCCGGTCAAATCGCCGCGAGGAAAATGGCGACACAGGACACCATACAGACAGCAATGATAGGAACGCTTATTCACCGGCTCGGTGACATTCGCCGACCTGATTACATTATCGTTGACGAGGGGCATCATGCGGTAAGTCCGACATGGCATCGAATCTTGAATTATTGGGCCGATGTTCCGCGAACAATCTGGACGGCGACACCCGAACGCGAAGACGGGCGCGGAATGTACGAGGTTGCGGACGCTATGGTCATCGGCCCGCAACCGTCAGAACTCGTCGCCGACGGCTGGCTTTGCCCACCGATTCTCTACAAATCGCCCGACGAACTAATCGCAAATTACCATATGACGCGCGGAGACTTCGACACGAAAGAGCAATCAGAACGGATGTCAACGCGGCGAATCGTCGGGAACGTGATCGACCACTACCGAGAAAAACTCGACCACCTGCCGACCGTGTGCTTTTGCCCTGACATTTACAACTGCCGCCTGATGGCAAAACAGTTTTGTGACGCGGGATACAAGGCGCGCGTAGTATGGGGCAATATGCCGGACGACGAGCGCGTGTCTGCTCTTCAAGGTCTCGCGGATGGATCGGTTGACGTGGTGTGCTCGTGCGACCTGATAAGCGAGGGCGTAGACGTGCCGGTCATGGTCGGCGCGATTATGCTTCGCCGCACGGCATCGCTCGCGCTTTTTATGCAACAGGGCGGTCGCCCGCTTCGCCCTATATTTCCTTCGGGATTTGACGCGAACGCCGCCACGGCCACGGAACGACTCGACGCAATGGCACGAGCTGGGAAGCCGAACGCGATCATACTCGACCATGCGGGAAACTATCAGATCCACGGGCATATACTCGCGCGGCGTGACTGGACGCTTGACGCGGCACCGAGAAGCAAGCGATCAGAACGCCCGCCCGTGACGACAACGTGCCCGAGGTGCTATGGCGTATGGCCGGGAACGCCCCGAATGTGCCCCGATTGCGGGTACGAGTTCACCCGTCACGCGGAAGGCGGCGCGTCGATTGAGATTAAGGTCGTAGCCGGTAAGCTCGTCGAGGCAGGGCTCGAAGGCGAAGAAGCCGAGCGCATGGCGGGAGTCTATGCAAGGGCGATGGCAACGAAGGGAAAGGACAGGCAGAAAATGTTACTCGGCGCGGCGTTCAAGATGGCGGAAAAGAGGCCGCTTGAAGAACTCGCGAAACTGGCAGGATATAACCCCGGCTGGGCGGACTGGGCATGGGATTATAGGAATGGGAAGGTACAAGGAGGAAGGTAATGGATGCAGTCTATACGATTTTGGTAGTTAGTAAAGAAGCGCTATTTTGCGTTTTTCTTATTGTTTCAATTATTTGTATTGCTCGAACTTTTTTGAAAAAAGATTAAGACGAGCAATCGACAATTTTATTTGACCGTCGCGATGACGGACAGGGAGGCAATATGATCGGGTGTTTTGACAACTCACCGGAAGACCGGGCGAGAGAAAAGGAGCTTGACGACTATCTGGCAACTCAAAAGCCGGAAGAAGATCAGGATGACGAGGAGGATGAAGAAGACGAGACGGATGAGGGCGACGATGAGGCCGAAGCGTTCGCCCGCGAAAAGGACGAGCGCAACACGGACAGGCGGTGCGACCTATGAACCGGTATACAAAAATCCGCGACTTCCATGCGTCGCGCCTCACCGGGGTTGGATCGTCGGACATACCCACCCTCGCCCTTTATAACAAGCGATGGGGTGATACCCCGCTGACGCTTTACCGCGAGAAAGTTGGCATCACGCCGCCGAAAGAAACCGGCGAACGTGCCGAATGGGGACACCGACTCGAAGGCATTGTACTCGCGAAGTTTATCGAGAAGCGATACGGCGAAGAAACGGCGGCGGAATACCTTCGGTACAAGGCGCGAAAAATGAGCGTCGGGGCGTTTAAGACGGAAACAGAATGCCGACACCCCGAGAGGCCGTATGTGTTGGCGCACGCGGATTTGGTCGTCGATGACATGAGACTTGCCGACGACGGGAAAACGCCGTTGAGTCCAGACGAAGGAGTACCAATCGAGCCCTATATCGTCGAGGCAAAAACGACCGGACTCATGTCTGCGAAGCGCGACGAGGACGAGCCGGACGAAGGGTATAGCAAGACCGACTTTAGCCAGAACGGAATTCCGGCGAAAGTCTTCCTGCAAGTCCAGTGGCAGATGCTTGCCTATGACGTTCCGACGGCTTACGTTGCCGTGTTGGTAGACGGCGGTGAGTATCGCGAATATGGGCCGATTAAGGCAGACCCGAGGACACAGGAAAAATGCCTGAAACTAGCAGAGGTTTTTTGGCGCGACTGCGTTGTGCCGCAATGCGAGCCGAAGCCCGAGACATGGGATGACGTTCAACTTATGTGGCCGGAAACGAAGGATTTTACCGCGCGAATCGGCGGTGAAGATGAATTGAAAGTACGGGCGATGAGTTCTGAATACTTCGCGGCGAAGAAGCGAATAAAAGAACTGACGGAACGCACGGACGAGATCGTTGACGCGTTCGGTATTCTCATGGGCGAGAATAGCGTACTGACGAGCGGCGAAGGCGTACAGTTCGCGAGTTCGTGGAACGTAGGGAGCTTGAGCATAAAGAAGTTTTCCGAACTTACCGACGCGCAACGGGCGGAAGTACCGGAAGACCTCGCGGAAAAATGGAAGACGCGCGATGAGATAATCGAGCGGCTTGCCGAAGCGGAAAAGCTCGTCGCGGAAGATGCGGCGAAGATTGAGACGCTTACGAAGGCGGGCGTCGTGAAGACGGGATACAGGGTTTTGAGACCCACGAAAATAAAGGGGGCGGCATGACAATCATTCGCATACAAATTGACGAGCCGCGCGACAGGATCGGCATAACGATCGGCAAGTGTCGCGGGGCTACACAACGGGAAGCGATACTCGCGCAATCGGTAGCCGAAATCGCAAAGGCTTCAATCAATGAAGCTCTTGCACAAGCGAAAGAGCGAGGCAAGAAGGAGAAGGAGAAACGAAATGCAGAGAAAATGCCCTAATTGTGCTAAATGCAAATGGTCTATGTTCTTGCTTTCGACGGTCTGTTGCACCGCTGTCGGCGGAAAATATGCCGCCAAAATTCACGGAACAAAATTATGCAGGCAGTTATACGAGGAGAAAAATGATGCAGAATCAAAATGAAAAAGAGTTTTTTAGTCAGGTCGGTACGGGGCGCGCAGGAGTCGAGACGATGCTCGCGGTATATGGCCCGGAGATTCGCGACGTGGCGGCACCGAACGTCAAGGGAGATTTCGGAACGTGGACTCAACGGGCGCTCGTTGATATATCGACGAATGAAAATCTGCGCGGCGTCATTGCATCGAAAACCGGAATCATGTCGATCTATTCCGGGCTTGCTAAGGCCGCGACGATGGGACTACAGATCGGCGGGCAATTCCCGCACGCCTATTTCGTTCCGAAAGGGGGTGTCGCCGTACTCATGGCGAGCGCCGACGGATACATCTTCGCGACGACCTATGGCCCCGGCGCAATCTTTACCGTCGATCCGCAACTGCACGAGGTATATGAAAAGGATCATGTCGTCATCAATGAAAAAGAAGGTATTTGGGAACACACCTACCCGGAGAATAATCCCTTCGTCGATCGCGGAAAGCTCCTCGGATTTTTCACTGTGCTTGAGTTCAAGGACGGCCGCCGCGCTATCCCGTATATTCGCATTGACGAGGTTATCGCGATCGAGAACGCATACGGAAACAAGTCATCGCCCATGTACACGAAATCCCTCATTGACGCACACCGGAAAACGGCAATGAAAAAGATGCTCAAGCCGTACATGAAATTGTGCGAGGGGCTTGCGATGCTCATGCAACTCGATGATGACGCGGAACTTCCGACCGCCATCGAGAGCGAGCCTTCCAAGCCTCTCCGCGACGTTACCGACCGAACGGCCTCGCGCCTCGACAAGGCGGCGGCTTCGATGACCCCGCACGACGAGCCTGAAACCAATCCCGAACCCGAAGCAGACGAGGACGGAATACCCGCCGCCGCGCAAAAGGTCGACGCAAATGGACAGCAGGATATCTTCTAGCTATGTATTCGAGCGGTGTACCGAATGTGGTAGGCCGCTTGCGTCCCATGCTTCGCGTCATCGCGTCATCGCGGCATGGGGCCGGTTTGCGCCCGGCGTGACAAACAGCAGACAAAACTATTTGACGACGAGGAGATACGGGAATGCAGGGAACATACGACCACTTGCCGGTGACGATGACCGTCGAAGATGTCGCCTATGAGCTTAAAATCAATCGAAAGGGCGTCACTCCGCTAATAGAATCTGGACAGCTATTTGCTATTTACTTAACGAAAAGGTGCATCAGGATTCCGCGATGGTCTTTTCTTTCGTACATTGGAGTAGAGACACAAGAGACCCTTGAGCGTCCGCAATCTCCCGGAAGTCCTCAAGGAGAAATCCCGTGTAATGCTCCGTCATCGCTTCCGTCTCATGCCGCGTGATGTCGCGAACCTTGTCCGCCGACACGCCGACAGACAGGAAATATGTATTCGCGAACACACGCCACGAGTGGAACATGATCTTTCTTTTTTGTTGCTCGTCCTTGTCGATCCCTATTTTTTTCAATGCGGCCTTCAAGGCGTCATTGCATCGATTGCCCGAGCACGGCAATTTACCGCCGGAAAACGAAAACACAAAGCCGCCCCATGAAAGGAGCGGCTTAACCTTTTCATACACGAGGCGGGGAATCGGTATCTCGTCAGTACCGCGTTTTGTTTTCTGCGGGCCAAGCCCGTACTTTCGCTGGTATGAGTGTTCGACGATAATATGATCGCTGAAAATCTGGTCGGCCTTGAGTGCAAGTACCTCGCCCTGTCGTAATCCCGTTACGCTCGATAGAAGATTCGCCACGTAATAAATATAGTTATCGTCCCATATTGTTTTTACTGTAGCCGGATTCATGAGCTTTACATACTCTTTCATGTCGAGCTTCCCTTTCGGGTTCTCCTGAACATAATACGCCTTGACCCGGTTCCACGGGTTTTCCGGTATAAACTTCAAACGCTCGGCCTCGGCCATCATGACGCGATATACGCTCGCCCGGTTGTTTATCGTCTTCGACGCCCTACCCTCTTCCTTCCATGCCTTCATAATATCCTCAAGGTCGGTCGGCGTTATCTGGTCGATTCGCTTGTCGCCGTGAGACGGAAGGATGTTCAAGCGAAGAATTCGCGCACTACGATCGGCATGATCGCGCTGTACGGCGGGGGCGTCGACCGGGGATCGTTCAAGCTCGCCCTTGCAGTATTCGCACACCGGCCCGTCATCAGTCCATTGCCACCAATGGCGCTCGTCTGACCATTCCCGAAGCGTCGGAGGTCGGCGAGATCGGCGCACTTCGGCGGTCGGGCGGGTTGCTTTTTTTTCTGGTATTAGTTTTCCTTCATCGAGGAGTTTTTCGCAGTATTTATATGCCTCGCGTTCGTTCGCTAGTCCGGTAGATATCCCCGGTAAACGCTTCCGGGTAACAGGGTCGCGGGGTCGGTAGTAGATGACCTCGCGGCCGTCTTTCATTTTGCGAGTATAAAACGTGTACGGTTCGGAGAATTTAGCCAT